GTTACGCTTAATTCTTGGTAATGATCGTCTAAAAGAGCTTTCATTTCCTCGAAAAAGTCACCAAATCTTTCTTCTCTATACTCAACCATACACACCCCCTTTTTTACCTACTACAAATTATAATACGGAACCTTGTAATTTTGACCATTTACTGTAACGTTTATGAACCCAACAGGGTTAGCTGGTAAAGTAGCCGATCCTGATGAAGCCGTGCTTGCAGAGCTAAAATTCAATAAATTTAGAAAAAACTGTTGCCACGCCCGTGTAGGCCGTTTCGTTGTAGCATCTAAAAACTCAGATTGCGGATAAGGGTTGTTTTGAGTCGATGACCAAATTCCATTAGCCATTAGTTCTCTCCAACGCTAGATTTTAAGTTTGCCGACACAATCACCGCTTTTACAGGGTCAGTCATCACAACTTCATAGATTCTGTCCCGTGCTGTGCCTAATCTGCGCCAAATTGCACGATTTTTATACTTTCCTTGTTGACCAATCGGAATCCAATATTCACGACTCCAAGTAGAGCCTCCATCGTTTGACCAACGTAGCATGGCCTGAGGATTGGTATAAGGATTAGTGCTATTAGGCGTTACAGAATTTCCAATAATATAAATGCCCAAAGCAGGAATTGAATAAATTTGAGTAGGTGGAATTATTAAATTTGCACCAAGATATGTTCCTGATGAGATAAATGTGCCACCAATACCCACGCCAGGCTGGAACTGAAGCTGTAATTCGTCAAAGTATTCACGCTGTAAATCAGCGACTAAATGGGGGCATCTACGCACCCTACGGATGGTATCTCCGTCATCGGTGTAATTATTGGGGTCTAGCTCGTAAATCTTGCCGTTTTGCCAATCGCCAACCAAAACCATGCCTTGAAACAAAGCTAAGCAGTTTCCACGATGGCGGTGATAAACGTTATTGCTATCCACCCATAGCCATTTATGCCACATTTGGGTAGAAACGTCATAAGCCCAAGTTAAATCTAAGCTAGGGAACGATACCACATAAACTTCGTGACCTTCTAATTGATAAGTCCAAGCAATCGCATCGTCAACCTTTTGGTTAACTAAAGTGTTCTCAACGGCATGGGTAGAGATGCGGGTAGGTATATACCCTTGCATCATCATAATTTGAGCTTGACCACGAATATTACGGCTAACATAAGCAAACGAATTGCCTAGACGAGCCACCGAGAACTTAGCTACAATACCATGCTGTGTGTTTGTGCCGGGAACTCGTTGGAATGGAAATGGGAAAGCTCCCACATCAACCCAAACTTCGCTTGAGTTTTCGCCCAATAAATAGACTTCTCGATGATCTACGATTAAAGATACAAGATTATCAGGCGATCCATCTTTAGATGAAAAGGATAGGGCGGGCGTAATAGGACTTAAAGTATTAGATGCAGCCCATTGCTGTGTGCTAGGATCGTTATAAACAAAGTAGTTATCTACAATATCAACGACATCTGCGCCATTAAAAGCACCATCGGTATTCGGAATCTGCGTAAAGTTCAAAGCATACATTTGCTCTGAGCTAATCGTGTAAGACTTATTAATGTAATAAGCCGACCCCGCAGTAGCGATTTGCGTAATCATCGTTTGATCTGAAACGCCTGTGCCAACGATGGTTTGACCTAAATACAGGGTCACAGATGGGCTTACAGACAGTTGATGATAGACAGTAGCTCCTACAGTTACATCGGCAATAGAGCCTTGAAAACTAATCGTATTTGAGGCATATAGTTGCGTAGAAGCAACAGTTTGGGACTTATTTACAGTCCAAGTAGTGCCTGAACCTGACAAAATGACAGTTTCATTACTTACGCCAATACCATAAAGGGCTTGTCCGACTGCAAGCGTACCAGAATACGTACGACTAATTGTTAAAGTTGTTCCTGATATAGAACCTTGAACAGTCGCTGCGGTTGGGTTATTAATTCTCCATGTGTAGCGATAAGCTCCGTCAACGATATAGACGTTAATTCCGTTATCAGTAATGCCTACGTGACCCGATGAAGTATTAAGCTGACCGACAATCGTTGGAGTGAGGTTTGATGTCAAAACATAGACATAAGGCCCACAAACGGCAACCATCTGCTGACCACCACTTACTGTTCTCATGCCCCTAACTTCTTGAGCATTAGGTAGAACGACTTGAGTGGTTAATCCGGGCGTGGGATATAAAGCAATAACGCCCCGACTATCAGGGCCTTTATTCGGATCAACTTCAGGTCGCCAATTAATTAATTCCTGGGCATCCTGGTAGATCGAAGGTGCTTCGTAAGACGGGCCAACAAAACCAAAATCGGGCATTATTTGACATCCTTGTAGGCTTCACCATTACGAATTCTGCGAATGGTAGATTCTCCAACACCATACTCTCTAGCAAGCATAGCAATATTCCTGTAACCAAGACGTTGACGGATTTCTAAAACTTGTTCTTTTGTAAGCAATCGTTTTTTTAAAACAATTTTGCCTGTCATGGCTGCGCTAATTTTAGCTTTTGATTCTTCTGATAATGTAGTGCCAGATTTATTTTTATTGCCAATTCGTGAATAGGACATTTTTTGGCGAGATTCTTTGGTATGTTTTTTATTTTTAAAAGTCATACCCCAAGAAGTTTCACCATTTTTGTTGCCTTTAAGATTGGCTTTATGTTTGGCAGTATGTTTGTATCCTGAAGCACCTTCACCACCATCAGTAACATTAACAAGTTTAATGCCACGTCTGCGGTAAACATCAATAGCTTCCATTTCGGCAAGAAAAGCTAATTCTTCATCTAAATTTTGTGCAATATATTCGGCAACAAATCCATGCTTGGCAACTACACGATGCCAATATTGATTGCGACCTTTGCTTTGGTTTAAACGTGTGCCTTTTCCTTTACCAACATAAAATATTTCGTTGGTATCAGCTTTGCGGTGTTGATATATATAAAATGTCATGGGCTAATTATACACCACTTAGTATCAAACCTTAGCGGAAGAAGCCCCCCGACAAAATCCAACCCGCATCACGCTGGCGAGAAGCCAGCATTGCATCTGCAAAACGTGCTGACTGAACTGGCTTCATATTAATTCGTTTAACTGTTGCTTTTGATTGAGCAGCGTATTGCTGAATCATCGTAATTTGCGTGGGCGAGGCTTTGCCATACATAGGCATTAAACGCTCTGCTAAACACCATCTAAGAGCCATAGAGTAGCCCTGTGGCAGAATAATAGGATCGTTTAGGGTTGTATAGCCTTGAAACAGATTATCTGTAAAGATGTGCATTTCGCCTTGCGCTGGGTTAGGCCATACATAAATATTACCTAATGATTCGCTTGGCTGATAGTAAAGCGCTTTTGGCCACGGGCCATTTAAAGTCTTTAAACCAATCATTTCGTATTCTTCAACCGCTAAAACTGCGATTGGGTAGTCCAAACCACCATTAACAATAGGAACGCCATTAGAGTTTGTATTGATACGAACAAAGGCAGAATCTATTGATAATGGGCGTTGATAGTATAAGTTAATCGTTGTAGAGGCTACGTTTTGATTAATGTTAACTTGATATGTGCCAGCTTCATTGACGTTATTTCCTGCGCCTGTGAGCATAGCGACAATCTTTGTGCCATTTGTAATGCCTGTGCCACTAAGCGTCTGACCTACGTTTACTGCACCTGATGTAATGCCTGTAATAGTCAGAATATTACCTGAGATTGAACCTGTAACGATTGCGCCAATTTGACCGCCAGGGCCAATCGTATATTGAGTTTGTCCGGGAACGATAGGAAACACAATCTCATTCTTATAGAACACCATCATTTCTTCGTTTGACCATTGATCTACAAGGTCATTGAGCATATCAAAAGCATCTTGAGCAGCTTCAGGAGTTGGGGTTTCTCCAGCTTCCAAAGCTCCAATATCTTTTAATGCTCTTGAAATGATGTCTATTGGCTGTGTCATAATTAAATCTCAGGTTTAAATACTTGTGGTTGCCAGGGTGGTATGACTTTATTTTCCATAGCCTCTAACTGCTCTTGTAATCTAGCGGTAATATGGCATTGACCATCTTTTACTGCCTCGCCCTCAATCCAACTAGCTACCATTTCTTCGGTAACTTGGTCAAAAGGCACTTTTGCAGTTGGGCAATCAAAATACCAATTACCCTCAGTTTCTACTGATTTATCTTCGCTTGAAGCGGTGACATGATAACGAGCATGAGTAATCACACCATCTTTAGCAGAAACCTCTAGAATTTTCCAAGTAAACATTAGCTATCCGCTGGTAATGGTATATTGCCTTCAGCTACCCATTTTAGGTAGGCTTGGTAGTCTGTGTTGTCTGGGTCGAAAGGGATGTAAGTTTTTGTATCTAATTTTTCAATACAATCAGTTCTCACATTTCCATTTTGGTCTTTAATTTGTTTATACATTTTATAACTCCGCACTAATGTTTATAGAATTGTTATAAATTTCACCAATTTGACCTGTTCCAGAAGAACCAAATCCAGAAAAATTGATAATAAAATTATCACTTACATTTCTTTGCAAGGTTGGTGTTGTGCTAGTTGTAAATTGAGAACCATTGAAAAATGGATTAAATGTTACAGTTCCACCAAGAGATAGCGATGGTGTTGCACGCATTGGGACTGGGTTTAATCTTGTGGTTATGGTTACATAGCCAGGGGCAGCATTAGAAATTGCAGTTGCTTCAGTAGTTGTTACAAAATAACGCTGACACAAAGCCAACTCTTGACCATACTGTCTATACTCAAATCCAGTAGCACTACTTCCTACTTCTAGTTGAACACCAGTAATGTAAAAGGTTGCTCCGCTTGTACCTACTACGGATGTTGCGCCTGTAGCAGATACGTAAAGAGTGCTTGACCAAGAACCAGCAGTTCCGCTATAAGTAGAACCAACTCCAAGACCAAAACGCACATATAAACCAGCGCCATTAGTTGTATTCCAAGTTCCTGTTGTATCTCCTGCGATTGTTACACTAATTTGTGTCCAAGTATTTGCTACAGGGATAGAATATGTATAAGGATAATTTCTGCTTGTATCTGCGTTATTTAAAGTGCCACCAAATGTTCCTGTTAAACTTGAATACACCCAAAAACTAAGAGTTACTGTTTTAGCATTAGCAGTTCCAAACCCTAAATCCGCAACATTGTATCCTTCAATTGGCTGAAATAACTGAAAATAATCGGTTGAACCAACGCTGACAGCAGAAGCTACTTGTCCACCTAAATAGTTTCTAAATCCTGCTGGTGGTGTAACAGAATTTAAGTTTTGACCCCAAGTAAATTTGGATGCTTGGCTAGAGACATAAGACCATCTATCTACTAAGTATGTGTTTGTTGAAGGTGTTGAACTAGCACCAGCATTTCTTTGGTCAATAACCATCGCACCATTAATAATGCGGTTCTTCATCAAAGAAGCATTACCAGCACCTAGAGATGTGTTGGTAACAGAAGTATTAATTTTGTCTATTGTAGGCGTGGTAATTGATGGGCTTGTTTGCAACACAACAGAACCACTACCAGTAGATGTTGTAGACCCAGTTCCACCATTAGCTACTGGCACAGTTCCAATTAAAGATAAAGCTTGTGCAGTAGTGGCAACAGTATAAGCAGAAGTGCCGTTTCCGTATAAAATTCCTGTAAGCGTTCCTGCAACCCCTGTTCCACCATTGGTTGCGTTTATTGGCCCAGAAATCATTGTATTTGTAACTGTGCCTGTATCGCCTGTGGTTACAAGATTGCCGTTTACAGCAGGAACGTTCAGCGAGAAGTTAGTGACTGGATTAGGGCCAACTAGGGCTACCTGACCGCCTGCTGTTGCTTGAAAGACTAATTGACCCATGATTTTTCCTTATGGTGCTATATAAATTACAGAGCCTGTGCTTAAAGCTCCTGTTGAT